TGTTAGTAACGCACAAATTAAATCATCTAATGTAAGTGGAAATGTTACTATTAATACGGGTAACGTTATGTTATCAAAGGCAGGAGCAAATGTTACATTTGAAGTTCCTGGCACTACTGTTGTAGGGGCACAATTTAAAACCCCTGGTATTCATGATTTAGCAACTCAACGTATTGTTACTATTAAAAGTAATAACTATTCTGCAAATAGACTTTTAGATTATCAGGTTCCTACAATTAATATTAAAGCTAAGTATAGTAATGTTGCTATTAATACTGCGGGACGAATTCTTTTTTCTAATAGGTTTGACGATGAAGCCTCAATGCCTTCTCCTTCAAAATATGAAGGATTTATCGCTTTTGATAGAAACCCAGGTAGTGTAGGCGATTTATATGTTTCTAATGCTTTACAGAGGCATAAGATTCTTATTGCTAATACTGATTTAACTCCTGGAACGAATAACTTTTATTCCATAGGAACAGAAGCTCTTAGATGGCAAAATCTAAGAGTATCTAATGATATAACCACTGCTAGTGGTAATGTTTTTGCTAGGGGTATAACTATTGGTGACGCTATAATTTACTACTCTGAAGCCGATACTGCAGGAAAGGGAGTAAGAATTGGTTTTAATACAAGTACTCCTGAATATGTAGGTATTAATGCTAACTGTAATGTTTATATTTCAGGTAATTTAGTTGTTGCAGGTAACGTTTATATTAAGAATACTCAACATCTTATAATTGATGACCCAGTTATTGAACTTGGAGCTAATATAGCGCAACAATCATCTCCTACTTTAGATTCAGGTCTTTTGATGAATCGAGGGTCTGCTTCGAATGCATTCTTAGGTTACGATGAGAGCCGTGATGAAATGGCGGTGGCTTATACCGCCGATCCTTCTGCAGTCAATACAATTACAATTGCAGGATATACACCTTTACAAACTGGTCCTCTCCATACTAATTATTTAGCTAACCTTACGGGTAATACTTCTATTAGTAGAAGTCTTGTAGTTGGTTATACTGATCATCGAGTACCTCAAGCAAACTTGGATGTTAAAGGCAATGCTTATATTACAGGAGCGATGTCTATAAATGATGGAGAAGCAGTAGCTTCTGAAGATTTATCTACAGCTTTAGCTGTAGCATTAGGATAAAAAATGACTGATGAAAAATTAATAAGAGAACTCGATCGTTATAAAGAAGATATTGATAGGTTACATTCTAGAACTCAAGAAGCAAAAGCTAGAATTACTACTCATGAGGCTGTTTGTGAAGAAAGGTATCAAAGTATAATGGCCGCTCTTGGAAGGTTTGAAAAACATCTGGGAGTGGTTCAAGAAGAAATGAGTGAATTAAAAACACTTGCAATTCAAGGTAAATTTAGTTTGAAGACAGCTATTTTTTTAGGCAGTTTATTTTCCGGTTTAGCAGCTTTAATATACACTATTATAAAGATTGGCGATTAATGAATGGCTAAAGAAAAATTTTTCAAAATTAATTTAGACAAACTATTGGAACAAATTCCAATGGTTAATCAATTAGATTTAAAACTAAATTCCAGTCAATGGGGAATGATTCAAGGGTTAGAAGATCACCGTTTTTGGGTTCATATATCAGCAAGGAGAACGGGAAAATCTTATGCAGCTGCTTTATTAGCTTTTTCTAAAATACTTGAACCTAATACGCAGGTAATGGTAGTAGCTCCTAATTTTAGTTTATCTTCCGTTATATGGGATTATGTAACTCAAATAATTCGTGACTTAAAAATTGAATGTAGACGCTTAAATCAAAAAGATAAAGTTATTCAATTAGTTAATAATTCGACTTTTAGATTATTGTCAGCTAATAATAGAGATAGTCTCATAGGTCGAGCTGCTCATTTACTTATTGTCGATGAGGCGGCAGTTATTAATAATGATGAATATTTTACTCGGGATTTAAGACCTGCTCTTTCGACATATCCAGATTCTCGATGTTTATGGATTTCTACCCCGCGTGGAAAAGGTAATTATTTATATGATTATTATTTAAGAGGGCAAGATACAGACGATTATTCAGATTGGGGTAGTACCGTATTTAACTGGAAATCTAATCCTCTACTTAATGAAACAGATATTGAAGAAGCTCGTAAAACTATGAGTAAAAATTTATTTGGTCAAGAATATGAATGTGATTGGGTTACCACTGAAGGTCAAATATATGACTTGGCTGAAGAAATTCATTTAAAAGATTTAAGTGATATTTATGAAAAAGACAAAAGATTTGATTTTGTAGCAGGTTTAGATATAGGATATCGAGATGAAACAGCTTTTGTAGTATTAGCTACGGATAGTGAAAAATTTTATGCCATAGATGAATATATTTCTAAAGAAGGTACTACTTCAGCTCATGCTGAAAATATTCAAGAAATGATTGATCGGTGGGGAATTGAGACAATCTTTATTGACAGTGCCGCACAACAAACAAAAGCTGATTTAGCTTATGATTATGATATCTATTGTGATAATGCATTAAAAAGTGTTAATGATGGAATTGCTTCAATTCAAGTATTGGTAGATATGGAAAGAATAGAATTTGATGTGAATCGATGTAGACATACTTATTCATCACTTAGTAGTTATAGATGGAATCATAGAACTGAAACTCAAAAACCTCTTCATGATTGGTCTTCTCATTGTAGTGATGCAATAAGATATGCAGTTTATAGTTACCAGAGAACTCGTGTTAGCGTCTATGCTTGATTATGAAAAATAAAATATTGACCCAAAATTACTTTTAATGTATTATAATGAGAACAGGAGAAAAAAATAAATGGGACTCAGAAGTTGGATTGTAGAGAAATTAAATCCTGCGCAACCATATATTGCGTCGCAAGATCCCTATAATATCCCCCAATCTATTGTAGATTATAAAACTGCATTTCGTGAGATTGAAGTAGTTCACCGAAGCATAGAGATGGTTATTAATGCATTGGTCTCGATTCCCTTTGTAGTCGACGGTGGGGCAGCTAAAAAAATTAATAAATTACTTAACGTCAAACCTAATCCTTTTGAGGATAGGGTCCGTTTATTTAGAAGAGCATTTTTAGATTTTTACCTTGACGGAAATGCATTTTTCTACTATGATAAAGAAAGTTTATATTTATTACCCGCGAATGATGTAGAGGTAGTTGCTGATTCAAAAACGTTTATAAGTCATTACAATTATTTAATATACGATCAACAAACAGACTGGTACGGTTTTGCTAAAGAAACTACTCGTGATGCAAAAATAACATTTACTCCAGATGAAATTGTTCAAGTAAAAAGTGATAACGATCAATCAATCTTTCGTGGTGATAGTAAACTTAAGAATTTACAAAGACTTTTTGAATTATACTATGAACTTTTAGATTTCCAGCGTCAGTTCTTTAAAAATAACGCTATTCCAGGATTAGTCCTAAAAACAGATAATGTTTTAAGTAGTAAGATTAAAGAACGAATGTTAGAAAGTTGGAGAGCGAGTTATTCTAATATTTTTAATGGTGCTCGCAGCCCTGCTATTTTAGACGGTGGTTTAGATATTGATAGGTTTAGTGAAGTTAAATTTAATGAACTAGACTTTGAAAACAGTGTCGAACGAATTCAAATGGACATTGCAAAAGCTATCGGTGTTCCCTATGTTTTATTAAAAAGTGGAAACAACGCAAATATAGCAGCTAACGAAGTTTTATTTTACAACCATACTGTTCTCCCAATACTTGAACAATTTTGTAGTGCGTTTGAACATTTCTTTAATAATTTAACTTTGATTACCCCAGACAGACGTTCAGTAAGTGCCTTACAACCTGATTTGAGAACTCAAGCTCAGTACTATTCAACCTTAGTTAATACAGGTATAATTACTCCCGATGAAGCCCGTGGCGGATTAGGTATGGGAGAAATGAATGTAGACGAAACTAATTGTATTAGAGTACCTCAAAATATTACTGGAAGTGCAACTGACCCAAGCCAAGGTGGTCGACCTAGCGAAGATGAAATTCAAATAAGTACACAAGATAATGAGGATTTAGCGAATGAATAAAACATTTTATTTTCATAGTGACTTTGAAACTAAAAAAGTATCAACTACTCGTGGAACTAGAGGATTAAGGATTGCAGGTTATGCTAATACTACCGACAAAGATAGAGTAGGAGATGTAGTCACTGCTAAGGCGTGGGCACAAGGTATAACTAATTTTAGAAAAAACCCTGTCCTTCTTTATCAACATAAACATGATTGTCCTATTGGGAGAGTCGATAAAGTTACTGTTGATAAAAAAGGACTTTTTGTTGAGGCAAATGTAAGTGATGCTGCAGAAAAACTTCATGCGGTTCAGTCTTTAATTAAGGATGGGGCTTTAAAAAGTTTCTCGGTTGGGTTTAAAGTCAAAGACGGAAAATATGATCATAAAACTGATTCAATGACAATTACGGATGTGGAATTATTAGAAATTAGTGTGGTAAGTGTACCTGCTAATCAAGAGTCATTGTTTAGTATAAGAAAAAGTTTTGATGATAATCAACAAGACTATGCTGAGTTTATAGAAAAATTTGCAAATAAAGACAACGAAATTAACATTGACACTCGTGAGAAGGATATGGAAATTAAGGTTGGGATAACCGACGTAGTTGCCGATCACTATCATACTTATGAAATAGATGATGGAGGTAATGGAGTAACCACTTATGCTTCGCATAAGATGCACCATTATCATAGAATTGAGGATTATAGGGTTTCAGACGCTGATTATCCTATAGTTCATTCTCACACAATGGTAGTGTCAGCACGGCCTGTAATGGCTGAGCCAATAGAAGAGGAGATTAGCAATATGGATAATATTGATGAAAGACCTTTATCTCCCTCAGAACAAATGGCTTCTCAAGACACTCCAGAAGTTGGAGTTACAGTAGTTGAAGAGATGTCTGAAGAGGATTCTCAAGTTGAGATCAAGGCAGAAGAATCTTCACCAGATATGAATATTGAAGCTACTGCAGAAGAAGACTCTGCTCCGGTAATTGAAAAACCAATCGCCGAAAAGGCAGAGGAAACTTTGGAAGCTTCATCTTCGGATGAGGAATTTTCTGAGGAAGAAATCACTGAGGAATCTGACCCTTATGATCCTATTCCATTTATTAATATGCTCTCTATGGAGACAGCAGACTTAAAGCACGATCAGTGTGTAAAGTATAACGACAGCAGATATAAAATTACTGAAGTTGCAACTGCCGAATCCCCGAATTTCAAATTTTTAGAAATTGACTTAAATGGAAATTCAAGAGATAATATAATAACAGTTGAGGCAGAAAAATTAGCTGCTGTTAACACATGGGATATTGGATCAAACTATGATATTTCTTTAACAAATATATCTAGTCCTTCTCATATGACAGATTCTGATAGAACCGATATTAAAGATAAATACTTTGATATCACAAATATTAGTGAACAAGATGCTTATAGCTTAAAGAATGAAGAACTTGTTAAATCTAATTCTAATTACCAACACAAACTTAATACACTACTCAACCTAAAAGCAACCCCGACTAATGAATGGGCAGACTCTGATTATAAATATGCCCGATATGTAAATACTATGATTGATGAACTTAAGAAGATCGAACCTAGTCAGGAGAGAGATACTTTGTTATCAATACATGGTGTAAAATATAAATCAAAAAAGGAGAATGATGATATGGCTACTCAACCAGTAGGTGACATTGTCAAAATTGATACTGGGGCATCCGAGACTAAGAGTGAGGAGACGGCAGCAGTCGTTGCTTCTTCGGCTCCAATCGAAGAGGCTCCCCCTGCATCAGCCACCGCCGAAGTCTCAGAGCCGCGAGTGGCAGAACTGGTGCAGAAAACTGGCGAAGCAATTCTTAATGAAAGCGACGCCCAGGATAAGAAACAATCTGAGTACACTCCCAATGAGAGTGAAGCTTTAGCCGAATTGAAGGCCGAAGTTAATAAGTATAAGGAGCAGATTGCTTCGTATACCCAAAATAAAATGGTCTATCAAGAAAGTAATCGTGCTCAACAGCAGTTTACTCCTGAAGAGATGACTAATGCTTTCTTGCTTTCAAAGGCTCTTAATAAAACTGATCCGTTTGATACCAAACTTGGTGCTCGAATGAAACAGGTAACTTCTGTTGATCAGTTCTTAAGTAATTTCTCAACTAATGTTTACGAAGAGATGCAGCAACAGCTTGTAATCGCTCCTATGTTTGAGCGTATTGCAGTTGACGCACGTAATTTCCGCGTACCAGTAGCTGATGAAGATACTAATGGAGATGTGGCGCAGTTTGAGTCTGGCACGTTTGCTCAGAGTATTTCTGATTCCACCCGTGTTCCGACTACTCGTCAAAACACTATCTCTGCAGTAACGTTCTCGCCAAATAAATTTATGGCGACTACCCATCTTGCTAAGGATGAGGAAGAGGATACAATACTTCCACTCCTAGATTTCCTACGTCAGAGTGCAACTCGTCGTTTGGCTCGTGCCATCGATAAGTCGATCTTACGTGGTGACGGTACTTTGAAGGGCTTTAACGCTGCTCCAAAGAATGCAATTACCGCAGGTTCTGGATACCAATGTGTATTCAAGGGCGCTATGACGCTTGCTTATGATATTGCTGGCCTCCGTGAAACCACGGGTGCTGTTGGTACTAAAGCGCAGCCAGCTGATATCGCGGATGCTCGCGGTAAGCTT